ACCACACCGATATTTGTGGTATAAACTGATTAAAGAACAGAGGGCTTATGTCAATTATTAAAAGATCAACTCCAAAAGATCGTTTCTATGCTCCACTTCGTAAGGTAGCTAGTGACTACGTTCCAATGCTTTTAGGTAGAATGCGTGTCCTGGAGACTAGAGCTAAAAGGGCACTTGAGTATCTTGATTCAGAAGAAGAGCAAGCAGAAGACGTTACAGAGGTCATGGAGGCTCAAACTAGTTTACATAGAACAGTACTTGAAGCTGGTACTTGTCAAGCATTGCTTAGTGCATTTATAGATTTATTACAAGATGACCGTAGAAAAATTATAGATAACAAATGTTATTTTTTAGGTAAGGATGGAGAGATAATATCGTTGTATGGTGATTTGCCTCCTGAAGATGAAGAAGAAGATGGGTTCATCAAGGGCAGATAAATTAATTATTCAACTTTCTCAGATAGATGAGATAGCAAAGAAAGAGTGTTGGAGTAGCGATAAAAAGAATGATGCTACCTCGAAGATCATTAATGATTGGAAACATAATGAACACGAGGAGCACCTGACCACTTAGTTGTTAATGTAGTAAACAACTCCACGATAAACAAGTTTAATTCGTTTCATCGTAACCTCCTGTAACTCAATCCCCGTTTCCTGATTGAGCTTCATGCGTCCGAAAGGATAAACGTGCAATTACATTATAGTATGTAATTTGTGGTAACAACCATTACATAAGAAAAACTTATTTGTTCTTCTTTTTTAAATAAGCTTTTGATGTAAGTTTTGATTTAGCAAAATCTTTTGCAGAAGGAGCACCTTTAGCACCTTTTGATCTCATTTTTTCACCACTACCTTCAGCAATTCTTTTCCTTTTAGCATGAATGTTGGCATACAAGCCTGGTCTACTCATTTTTTGTAGCCTCCTTTGCCTTTACCTTTACAAGAACCTTTACCTTTATGTGCCATTAGAAAATACCTGGAATAATTTGACCTGTAAGTGCATAAGCACCAATAGCAGCAGTTACACCAATCATTGCTGCCCAACCGTTAAAACGTTCTGCTTCAGGAGTCATAGTAATAAATATATATACATTATTAAGTATAATGTGGCATTAACAGAACAGTAACAACATCTTTCTTTAAAGGACAGTTATATTAGTGTCCTAATATATGTTCCATCTTTTTCGTCTTTAATTAATATTTGTTTGTCCTTTCAAAAAAGATTATGGCTAAGACTAAATTAAAGTTTTCAGGAACATTAACAGGATTTGTTCCTAGTTTTTTTGATACTCCAAAGTATCAAGGAGAACCAAGTGATTTTCGCATCAAAGTAACAGTTACAAAAGATGTCGATAAACTTTTAAATGAACTACAAGAAAAGTACGAAGGTTTATGTGATTGGTACAGAGATCAAACTGGCAAGAAAGGTTTTTATGATGAGCCTTGGATACAGAATGATGACGGTACAATTACCGTAAGACTTACTGCTAAACCTAAGTATGAGGAGTTTCCATTTCCAGTTGTCGATGGTGAACTTGTACCAGTTGATAAAGGATTGGTATTGAAGGAAGGTACTGAGGTAAACGTATCAACATTACTAATGGGTTACTCACCACGCAGCCCAAAGGGAGGCATGAGGATTAGACCACAAGCAATACAGATTGTTAAAGCGGTAACGCTTGATGATAGTAGTGATGCTGGTGATCTCAACTTAGACGAAGAGTTTCAAATTACAGAAGGATTTAAACAATCCAAGCCAAATGTACAAAAACCTGCTAGTGTTCCAGAGTGTGAGATCCCCGATCCTGACTTTTAGATTATGCCCAGACGATTCCATAAATACGGTAAACGAACTGTTGATGGTTTCAGGTCTGGATTTGAATCTAAGGTGGCACAGGATATGACTTCTTTAGGAGTTAATTGGTTGTATGAAAAAAGTAAATACAACATATTAATTCCTAGAAGTTATACACCAGATTTTGTTCTTGACAACGGAATAGTTTTAGAAGTAAAAGGCTATTTTGATGCAGAAGATAGAAGGCTCATTAAATTATTTAAAGAGCAGCATCCTGAAGTTGATATTCGTATGGTCTTTCAGAAGGCACATCGAAAATTAACTAGTAAAGGTCGCATGACATATGCTACCTGGTGTGAAAAGCACAACATTCCTTGGACGGAGGGTCCTAATTTACCCAAAAGCTGGTTGACTATGTTATAGTTCGGTTGGTAAGGGAAAGGGTTACCAAACCTCCAAGGACTTTAATCTTTGGAGGTTTTTAATTGTCTGTAATACACCAGCCTTGTCCTAATTGTGGGTCAAAAAACAATTTAGCAGTATATGAGGATGGGCATGGCTGGTGCTTCACTCCTGGCTGCAACACATACATTCCATCTACTCTTTCCGAACCAATGACTTCTTCAATAAAAGAAATAGAACCTGTAATAGGTAATTATGTACCTATTAAAAGTCGCAATATAAGCGTTGATACCTGTAAATTTTTTGGATACCAAAAAGGAATGCATGGAGGAGAACCTGCATATTATTGGGCTATCTACGATAACCAAAGAAGATTAACTGGTTACAAGATAAGGAAACCAAACAAACAATTCTTAATGCAAGGATCTAATCCTGATTCAAGGTTTCTTGGACAAGAGAAATGGGGAAGTGGAGGTAAACTCCTTGTAATTTTTGAAGGAGAGTATGATGCATTGTCATATGCAGAAGCAAGAAATAGATCTTGGGCTTGTGTCTCATTACCAAATGGTGTTGAATCAGGTAACAAAACATTAAAGGCACAGTTACCTTGGGTTCTTACATTTGAAACAATTATCTTATGTTATGACAATGATGAGCATGGTAAGAAAGCTGCTCAAAGAGACATACAACTGTTACCACCTCGTAGAGGCAAGATAGGTACAGTAGAAGGTTACAAGGATGCTAGTGAAGCATTAACAGCTAACGATAATAAAGCCATTATGAGAATGGTTTATGACGCTGTTGAATATGAACCTGATGGAATTGTTAACGCTTCTAAACTACTTGATAAAGTTTTAGAAGATCCTGAAGTACACTCTTATGAGTACCCTTATTCTTTTTTAAACGACAAGTTAAAAGGAATCCGATTAGGGGAATTAGTATTAGTTTGTTCAGGCACAGGTATTGGCAAATCAACTTTTGTTAATGAAATTGCGTATGACTTATTGGTACGCCAAGGGCAAACCGTTGGAGTTATCGCCCTTGAGGAAAATAACAGACGCACAGCTCAAAGATTTATTAGTATCAATCTTAACTATCCTATACACATCCACCGTGGAGACATCACCGATGAAGAAATCAAAAATGCATTTAGTAAAACCCTTGGGTCTGGTAGGTTATATCTTTACGACCACTTTGGCTCTCTTGATGTTAATACCATGCTTAATCGTATACGGCATCTTATTGTTAGCATGGGTTGCAGGTTCATTATTTTCGATCACTTATCAATACTCGTATCGGGTTTGGATGAGTCTGACGAGAGAAAAGCCATAGACAAATGTGTTACAAAATTAAGATCACTAGTAGAAGAAACTGGATGTTCTATGATTCTTGTGTCACACTTGAGGCGACCTCAAGGAAATAAAGGTTATGAAGATGGGCAACAAACAAGTCTTAGTGGGATTAGGGGTTCTTCAGCTATCGCTTGCCTTAGTGACATTTGTATCGGTTTGGAACGTGACCAACAGGATACAGAAAGTGGAGAAGGAACTGTCGTCCGTACCCTCAAAAACCGTTTTACTGGTTGGACGGGTGTTACGGGGAAGGTAAATTATGATGAGCACACAGGTAGGATGCTTGAACAAAATGTGGAGATGTAGAATACATAACTCCTGATAAAACAGAAAATGTAAATAAAGCTTTTTGTTTACGAGATATATCTACTATGAAAGTTTTATACACATCATTAAGAAAAAAGAATTTAATTGATGAAATGGATATAGTAGATATACAAGAACTTTACGGTAAGAATTAATGGAACTGAAACTTCTTGATTTATTTTCTGGTATAGCTGGTTTTTCATATGCAGGTGAGAAAATAGTAGGAGGTTTTAAAACTACTCAATTTGTAGAAAAAGATTCTTATTGTCAATCTGTAATCCGTAAAAACTTTCCTAACATACCAATTCACGATGACATCAGAACATTCACAGCAAAACGAGGACAATTCGATGTATTCACAATTGGATTTCCGTGCCAAGATTTATCCGTCGCTGGAAGACAAAGAGGAATCAATGATGAAACAAGATCAGGATTATTCTACGAAAGTATTAGGTTACTTAGGGAAGTTCGACCTAAATTTGCCTTATTTGAAAACGTGCGAAATTTACTCTCTCACGAAAAAGGGGAAACCTTCCAAGAAGTCCTCTTCCAAATTGCCAAGGCAGGGTATGATGCTGAATGGTCAATTATTTCAGCAAAAGATATGGGAGCCTGTCATCTCAGAGAACGAATCTGGATCATTGCCTACCCCAACAAATCAAACCGCAGGGAAGGGAAAATTTTTGAAAACACTAGTAACGAAGGATGGGAAACCAGCAGTAATAGGAGAAAGAGCATACAATCCGAAAACAGGGAAACATGTTCAGATAACATTAGACAGAGCAATACAGCTATTACCAACTCCGACAGCGATGGATCATCTTCCTCAACGAGGATACGACTCGATGGTAAAACAAACTCAAGTTCACAGAAAGGGAAGAACGAAATTAGCAAATTTGAGGGAGGCAGTGAATCCGAGGTCAGTGAAGTTATTCAATATTCTTCAAAATGGAGAAACCCCAAGCAAAGACTTAATCCAAACTGGACAAGATATGTTTCTAAACCCAGCCTTTGTAGAGGAGATGATGGGCTATCCAATCGGATATTGCGTCTGAAAGCATTAGGAAATAGCATTGTACCCCAGTGTGCAGCTGTTCCTTTACAACGTATTAAAGAATTAAATAAATGGTGATGTTGTACCCGACTTTTGATGTACATTTAACCCGTGTTAATTCACGAAAATTAAATGTATTAGCTGCAAGTCAAAAAGCTACACGACCCTTACAAACCTTTTTTAAAAGCAATG